TCCGCCAATGCCGTTAAGATCCTGACGGCCTTTCAGCCAGTCTTCCCTGTTCTCGAAAGCATGTACCGTGTAGGTATCATTCGTTCTGTACAGGCTTTTGCCGTAACGCATTGCCATCAGTTCTCATCCTCCAGCCTGGAGAATGCTTCATCCAGTAGCTTCTTCACCTTCTCGAGTCCTTTTGTTCTATGAATGTCCAGTGCGTTCTCGATATGACCGAGCGCTTCGTCAATCTGATCCTTCGCTTTCCCGACCTTATCGAGATACTCATCCACGTCATACGCATCCGGATCGTGGAACTGAGGATCCCAATCGATGTAGTAGGCTTCGATCTGATCGTCAGTGCTGGTCATGCTTCTGCCTCTCGCTCTGCTTCCATCCGATGGATAAGATCCAGCAGATCGTCACGGCTCATGTCGTCATATTTTGCGGCTTCGAGCTCTGAGATCTTTTCCGCCACGATGTCACAGATCAATTTGGTACAGTTGAGATTCTTCAGCTTGCAGTAGTTCCGGACACGTCTTGCGACATCCGGAACGATGGTCACGGAGAGTGACCCATCTTTGGACTTGGACTTCACGAAGGTATCGACCTTCCGTTTCCGCTTCTGTTCATCCAGCGCGAAGAGGTTTTCCTGTTTACTGGTCATCATTACTGTCCTCTTCGATCTTTTCCTGTAACTGCTGCATGAATGCATCGCCATCGATATATAACTGTGGCATTCCTGCAATCTCTGAGGCCTGTCTGTAGATCCTGCGGGCTTCCTGAATCGTCTCCATGGCGAACTTTGAAGCCTTGTTGCTCTGCTTCAATTCTTCGTCAATGGCAGCCTTGTATGCGTCAGCCTCGTTCTCAACCGCCTCGATCGTCTTCAGCACAGCGCTTACCGTGTGCAGAATGTCGCTGCCGTTCGCGAAGAGTGCTGTGAAAGCTTCGTTATCGGCAATGCAGATCTTCCGGATAGCCCGGACCAGGTGGTAATAAAGAACGGTGATGCCTACAGCCCATGCGAGAAGAACAAGCTGCAGGATGAAGATGATCACGATCAGTGCTGTCATTTTTCCTTTTCCTCCTTGTCAATTCGTTTGATCTCGTCAACGATCTGCGAGACACTCCAGCCATAGGTGAAAGCACGCACAGATCTGCTGAGCTTCCAGATCCCGACTCGCGTCCATTCGGCTCTGTATTCGAGTGCGTGGCTATGCACGTTATAGTGCTGCACGTTCTGCCGGACTTCGACCGCATACCATTCGACCCCTTTGTAGGTCAGCATCTTTTCCCGGACGAGTCCGTTTAACTCACCGACGAGTTCCCAGTTCTCATCGTTCTGGACGAACTCCCGGCGCTTCTTGTCATTGCTGAGATTCATCCTCTGTCAACCTCCGCAGCCATTGAGCTGAGCCTCTCGCTGGTCTGGATCACTGATCCGATCCAAAGCCCAACCATGAGCGCGGCTCCGATCGTTCCGATCAGCACGATTGTGATTGCTTCTCTAATCGGCTTCCTAAGCCGTCTTCTGTGAATTGTGTTATTATTCATGTGTTAAAGGGATCCTTTCTAATTCCCTAAGGTGCTCGGTCCGGCAAGATCTCGAGCACTTTTAATTTGTCTTTCTAATTCGCTGAAACTGATGTGTAATACCTTCAGGACACTTTTCTGCCTCACCCTGTTTGGCCATGGGCGGAACCTCAATTCTTCATCATCGATTGCCATAGCGGCATTGAAGATCCTCGATCCGGCACTCCGGCTGACAACGAACAGCTTCTGAATGTCTGTCCGTGTCAGATAAACTTTCTGAAGCAGATCTTCTCTTGCCATTTGATAAACTCCCTCCTTTCGCCTCAATTGCGCATCTCACGATACGTGATTTTAATTCACGTCTTTAACAAAAAATAAAGAGTTATCCGGCAGATGTAAGATCTGACAAAGCTTGTCAATCTCACTGGCTTTAAACTCATTCTTATTGTTCAACTTGAGTAAAAAGCCCTGCTCGGATAACCCCAGCTCTGATGCGCACTGTTTCTTTGTTAAGCCACTCTGACGAATCACCTTTTCCAGTTCGTATGTGTCTGTCATTACCTTCTCCTTTCTGTTTGTGAATTTCATTCACACTTCTGAGTATAGCTGAGTGTGAATCAAAGTCAACACAAAAATTGAATTTCCTAAAAATTAATTGAATTAAATTCACCCGAGTGTTACTATGCAAGCACGAGGACTATTTATGAATATTCTTTATAAAAACATCAAAGCATTACGAAAACAACATAACTTATCTCAGGAAGAGCTGGCACAGAGAACCGGATACACTGATCGGAGTAGCATTGCCAAAATAGAGGCTGGAGAAGTTGATTTGCCTCAGTCCAAAATACAGTTATTCGCTGATGTTTTTCATGTAACACCACAATACTTAATGGGATATACAGACGATAAGGTTTCCATTAGGCTTCCCAGTCCCGAATCAGTGCGGACCATTCCTGTCTATGCTGATCTGTCCTGTGGTACCGGTCTTTTCGTGGAAGACCAGATCGTTGATACCGTTACAGTCCCCGTAAGTATGCTGCCAAACAAGAATGCTGAATACTTCGCTCAGTTTGCTTCCGGTGACTCTATGACCGATGCCGGGATCAATCATGGCGACCTCGTTATCTTCAAAAAGACCAGCACGATCGATAACGGTCAGATCGGCTGCTTCTGCATTGATGAGAATGTAGCAACCTGCAAGAAGTTCTCCCAGATCGGAGGCTCAGTGTACCTGATGCCAGCAAATGACAAATACCAGCCTATCCCGATCGAGCCGGAGAACCAGTGCTTCCGGGTGATTGGATTACTGGTTGCTCAGGTATCCAAGCGATAATAAGTCGCTATGGAGGGCCAGTGTTCCCAGGCGCTGGGTATAAAGGCGTTGCTGATCAGTAAGTGATTGAATGAGAAAGGACACGGCAATGACAAAGATTAAATGCAAATGTAGATTAGGGAAAAAGATGGTTTCAAAGAGTATTGAAGCATTCACATATGCTATTGAAACGTATAATAAGCCGACAATTACATATCGTGTCGAAACATTTTCCTATCTGATCTGTAATGCATGGGAGTTATTGTTAAAAGCCTATTGGATGGAAACAAAAGGTCGCAAAAGCATTTATTTTCCTGACAACCCAAATAGATCACTATCTTTAGAGAGAATTGTAAAGGAAACATTCACCAACGAAAATGATCCTGTCCGTAAAAACTTATTAGAGATTATAGAGCTACGAAACACATCAACACATTTCATAACTGAGGATTACGAAACTCTGTACGCTCCGTTGTTCCAAGCCTGTGTAATGAATTATATTGATAAACTTGATGAGTACTTCGATGTTAACATATATGAAATCATCAAGTATCCGTTTCTGACTATCTCGACATATTCCGAGGTTATTACTCCTGAAAGTTTCAAAAAGAGATATGGCAAAGAACTTTTCGAACGCTATATTCAAAAGCTCACAACAATAGAGCAACTCACAGCTTCTCCGAATGAGAAACTGGCAATTACAATGAATATTGATTTTTCTCTAGTAAAAGATCCATCTAAGGCCGATATGACGATGTCTTTATCAAAAGAAGCAAATGCTAATGTCGCCATAATCAAAGAAACTCGAGATGTTAATAAGAATTTCCCTTATAACCAGAAGCGCGCAATGATTGCATTAAACGACAGATTGGAAAAACACAAAATACCTGTTCACATAAATAGTTATCAATTCCAAATGTTGTGTATCTATTTCGGTCTCTACGATGACAACACCATGTGCTATCACGTTCAAATTGATACTTCTCCCCGAAAAATATTCTCAAATAAGTTGATTGATTTTTTATTTCAGGAGATTTCAAAAGACAATAATATTGCAGCACACATCAAAGAAAAAATAAAAAAGGCTAGCCCCAGGAGCAAGGGATTCTAAGCATACGCCTACCCCCATTCGGGGACCCAGCTTTGTTCCTTCACAAGCTAACCGTACTATTATCATATAGCAGATTCTCTATCTTTCAAGTATTGACATTTATAAATCCCTTACGGTGGCGGCCGTAAGGGATTGGTGAACTATAAACGTTTCGAGGCGTCTTTTAGTTCGCCTTCATTTTATCAGAATGGAGGTATTTTTATGATCAAATGTACCGATGAGAAGAAACAAATTTACTTTGTTCAGATCAAGGTAAAGGATCCTGTCACCGGAAATTGGAAAACAAAAAAGAAACGCGGCATTCAGGGAAAGCGGAATGCTCAGGCGGAAGAGAGGCAAATGATGATTGACGCATCATCCGCAACCACCGCCGATTCCTTCAGGGCTATTTGGCATTTTTGGGAGGACGCCGGGCAGGCATCCGCGGAAATGAAACGTCATTACAAAGAGCACTTTGAGATCCGGTTTAAAGATTATCTTGATGAACCGATTGAGAAGATTACCCGGACGCAATTGACTGGATGGCGCGTAGAGCTTGCACAAATGGATTTCGCTACCAAGACCAAGAATATGACCATCACATATGTGAAATCCGTATTCCGGTTTGCGGCGGAAACTTATGGAATCAAGAATCCAGCCACCGTCCTGAGGGCATTCAAGCGGTCAAATGACGAGGTTATGACAGAGATGAAAGTATGGTCACCTGAAGAGTATTCCATCTTCAGGGCAGCCGTAGACAATCCCCTGTACGGGTTGTACTTCGATACTCTGTTCTGGACTGGAATGAGGCGCGGAGAAGCCATTGCCCTTCAGAAAGAAGATTTCACAGATGGATGGTTAAATGTCCGGGCAAGTCAAAGGAGTATGAAGGAAGGGCGAAAACCTACAAAGACAAAGCAGCGGAGAAACGTACAAATTGATTCCGTACTCAATGAGGAATTGAAGCCACTGTTAAAAGAGCCCGGAAATTATCTGTTTGGCGGGGAAACAGCCCTTGGTCCAACTGCGATCGACAATCATTTCCGGAAGGCAATCAAGAAATCAGGAGTTTCCCCTATCCGCCTTCATGATCTGAGGCATAGCCATGCGACATGGCTTATCAATCAAGGTGTGAACATTGTCGCTGTGTCCCGGAGGCTGGGGCATTCTTCCATAGAACAAACGCTTCAAACGTATACTCATCTCCTGAAAGGAACTGAGCAAAAGCTGATGGAAGAGATTGAAAACGCAAAAAAGAAATGAAAAATGGTGCCAATTTGGTGCCAGCGGAATCATAAATGGCTTAACCATGCGGGTCTAAGCGTTGCCGGTTCAAGTCCTGTTATCCGCATATTATTGTTTACCGGTGCATGGAGGTGTCAAAAACCGCATAAAATGGCGGTTTGCGATATCGCATTGCACCGGTTTTTTAAAATTATGGTGCCACTTATGGTGCCACCCCTGTACAAAAAAATGCCTCCCCGGTCTGCTGTTCCGGAGAGGCTTCATACAGGAGGTATGATTCGATTGTCATAAGAAACTGTTGTCTGCCTTGCAGGTGTCGTAACATGACGAAACATTACGAATCGCTGATTCGGCGCATTTGTTTTTGAAGTGCGGGTGGTTATCGCAGTACTCTTCGTAATAGTCGATGTCCCTGAGAACATCCTCGAAGTAATCTTTTGAGTGTTTTACCCCGACGCGGATTTCATCGTCCGCCCTCAGGATCCGGCGCCGTGCTGCCTTTGCCTCCTTCTCCTGATCTTCCGCATTCTTCTTGTTGAATGATTCTTCCAGCGAATTAAGTTGCTTTCCCTGGTCATCAAGTTTGTCGCTGATCTCCTCGATCGTGACCCTTTTACGATCGGAGAAGATCTCCTGGATCTTCTGAATAATAAATTTCAGTAACTCCCAGAATCCGGGAGCTGCCATCGCTGCCAACAGGATGGCTGTAAGCTGTTCTGCGCTCATCGTAGTCCGCTCCCTTCTAACAACTTGCTTACACACTCAAGGCTCTGTATGCGAGCCTTCATCTTTTCGATTTGGATTTTTAGGTCAATGTTCTCCGCAAGGAGCTTCCGGTTTGCTTCCTTCAGCTCCTTGACCTGCTGCTGGATATCGTTTGTCATTTGCTACTCCTGCTCTTCGCTTTGCCGGCTTGATACCCGAAGAAAAATACAATAATGATTTTGTAGATTTCTTGGAAAAATGGCGGAATATCAAGTTGGTTTATAACAAGATACGCAAAAACAAAGTTACACGTTAGCGTTATGATGCTTTTAACCTCTAACAACGCCGCAATGCGTTCCCTGATGATATTTGTCTGTATCTCTGGATCCGTCCAGTTTTCGACCGGTTCCACTTCGATCGGAGTATTTGTCTCTTCCGCCATAGGTTCGCCCTCTTCTTTCTCTTCTGGAATTGGAATTACGATCGGCTCATCAGCCGGCTCCAGTTCTGCCGCATTCGGAGTATCTGATGCATCGTTGATTTTCGCGATAATTAACACATTGGGAATCTTTCGGGGTGAAGACAGCTTGTCTTCCATCTTCTGCTTCGAGACGTTCCAGGCACGCATCTGTGTAGATCCTCCGGAATCCATCAAGATCAGTTCCTGGACTCCCGAGAAGTTATCAAAAAAGGTAACCGTGTCCCTCGGACAGATCTTGTCCGGGAATACCGCTACCGCCCAGTCTCCATTGCTGAATTTGACCGCTGCCGTCTGTGTGTTTGGAGTATCGTCTTTATCTCCATAATTAACAGATCTGCCGAAGACCTTCTTTTCCTCATGGATCCGGACCGCATATGGAGTGATCGCGAAGTTCACTTCTTCCGGTTTCCCGAAGTACTGATCGGCAGTGCAATATCCGCAGTTGCCCTGCTTGTCTTCATAGAATGCCAGGATCCCTGACTGCTTGGGTGCCTGTGTATACGTGTTACCGGCAGCCGCATCCTGTTCGACACCATAGTGTGTTCCGTATGGATCTTCCTGCCCCTCTGCCATTTGGAAATATCCAGCGTTCACAACCGCCACCTTCACGACCTTATCTGTGTTGAAATCAGCAAGATTCTTTAATGCAGTCGCTCCATCTGCCGAAAGCACATGCAGCGAGTATCCTGCCGCTCTGTTTCCGCGATAAACGAGTGCTGTGATTCCGGATCGGATAAGTTTGGAATAACCATACGGCACTTCTTCTTTTACCCATGCTTTTGGTCTGAGAGCGCCATACGCGTCAGAGAAATTTGTGTCTTTCAGGCAGAACGCTCTGTTGTCTTCATACTGGCGCTGACCGAATTGCTGACCGTTGTAGTACATGGCTATATGGCTCAGCGGATGGCTCTTTGATCCACTTGGCCAAACCACCCAATCCCCGTTTTTGAATTTTCGGTAATCATCGATCAATTCAAAGTATGTCGTCTGCCAGTTCTTTACAGATTGGATAACAACGCCATTCCCGTTTTTACAGGTCCAATACGATTCTGCCCAATCATTCGGACACGCTACTACAGGAATATTGAGATAAACGCAGCCTACCTTGAAACCGCCGACGCACTGGACGCCATATTTCGGACCATCATAAGCGATTGCCTTTCCGGTGTATTCCTGGACAAAACTATCCGGTGTTCTCATGCACAGCCCTCCCCTCTAAAAAGAAAGGAGCCGATTGCTCAGCCCCCTTAGCCCTCTGCTGTCTCTGTCTGCTCGATCTGGAAGAACTGCACGTCATGGTCATTTGTTGCCCGGACTACAAGGTTCTGCACAGCACCTACGAGCTGACCGTCGAGATCGATGTAGGTCTTCTTCTTGAAGTCGACAGCATCAACGTCGAGCCC